TTCAACTTTGCAGAGAATCAAAACTTTATACAGATACCTGATGCAGTCATAGGTATAGAAAGAGTATTCAAGTTAGATAATAGACTGATCAGTACAAACATGTTCAATATCAATTACCAGTTGATGTTGAATGATGTATACTTCTTTAGTTCTATGGAACTTATGGGATATACTCTGACGAAAAGATACTTAGAAGATCTAGACCATATACTACACCCAGAAAAACAAATTAGATTCAACAGACGACAAAGCAGGTTATATCTTGATGTCGACTACTCCAGCATGCAACCGAATGACTGGCTTATAATAAGATGTTATCGTGTATTGAATCCAAATGATTACCCTAAGGTTTATAATGATCCATTCTTGAAGAAGTACTTTACTTCTCTGGTCAAAAAACAATGGGGTCAGAACCTTATAAAGTTCCAAGGTGTAAAACTACCTGGCGGTATAGAAATGAATGGTAGACAGATATATGAGGATGCTCTAGGAGAACTAGACACTCTAGAAAGTAAGATGGCAAATGAATACGAATTACCACCACTTGATCTAATTGGCTAATGGCACTAAATCCATATTTTCAGCAAGGTACTCCGTCTGAGCAGAGTCTTTATCAAGATTTGATAAATGAACAGATCCAGATATATGGGGTCGAGTTTGTTTACATGCCAAGAAACTTTGTCAATGTAAAAACTATAATGAGAGAGGTCTCTAGTTCTACTTTTGACCAATCAATTCCTATAGAGGGTTACATAGAGTCATATGAAGGTTTTGATTCTGGATATAATTTACTAACAAAATTTGGTGTAAGATCTACTGCTGAGATGAAGATTGTTATATCTCAAGACAGATATAAAAATGTAGTGTTACCTTTAGTAGACTCAGGTTTAGATAATCCAACTGACCGCCCTAATGAAGGTGACTTACTATACTTCCCATATAGGGACTTACTACTAGAAATCAAATATGTAGATGATGTTAGTGAGTTCTATCAGTTACGTAAGAACTACACATACACACTTACCTGTGAACCTTTCGAGTACGAAGACGAGGTTATCGACACTGGTATTAGTGCAATAGATGACGACATGGCGACTGTTGGATATGACGCAACTCTGAAGTTAGTTGCTATTGGTAACACTGCAAGCATGATAACAACAGTTGCCACAGGTATTATGAGGATCGACCTCCTCAATGGTGGTGTAAACTATACTGCTGACCCACGAGTCAAGATCAATCCCCCTGTTATATCCACTGGTACCACTGCAACTGCTGTTGCTATTACAACTAATATTGGATTTACTGACAGTAGAAGAGTACAGAGTGTATTCATAACAAATCCTGGTGCTGGATATACTTCACCACCCACAATTCAGTTCTTACCTGATGATGGTAAAGGAAGTGGAGCCTCAGGAATAGTTGCAATATCTACCTCTGGTTCTGTTGGTCTTGTTACTATAACTAATGTTGGTACCAAGTATACAGCTCCTCCAACTCTTACATTTGACAGCCCACCTGGTGCAGGTACAACTGCAACTGCTGTTGCTGTACTGAATGATACTGGTGGAGTTGGTGCTGTGCGTATTACAAACGCTGGTTCAGGTTATGTAAGTGTTCCAAATATAACTGTCTCTGCTGCTGGAACCATAGGTGTTGGTACATTCTCCTTTGGTGAAATTATTACTGGTCAATCTTCACTCTCAACTGCATTTGTCACATCATGGAATGCTCCTTCTCTCACTCTTACTGCAAGAAATCTTGCTGGTGACTTCAGTGTTGGTGAACTTATTGTTGATAATGAAGGTTCTGCATACAGACTACATAGTATTGATTACGATGACAATGATGCGAACAACAGTGGTGATGACATCCAAGTTGAAGCAGATAGCATCCTAAACTTTACAGAGAAGAACCCATTTGGTGAAGTATAATGATAGGCAATTATTTTTACAACGAAACAGTTAGAAAGACTGTAATTGCTTTTGGAACTTTATTCAATAATATAAAGATCAAAAAGTTTGCAAGTGACGGTAAGTCTATAAGTCAGATTAAGGTGCCTATAGCATATGGTCCTATGCAAAGGTTTCTTGCAAGGATAGAACAGCAACCAAATTTTGATGATAATGTAGCAATCACACTACCAAGACTATCATTTGAGTTGACTTCCTACACATATGATCCTACAAGGAAGGCATCTCCTGTACAGAAATTTACCATGAAGTCTCCTAACGACAAGGTAAAAGTCAAGAAGATGTTCTTGCCAGTGCCATATGATATTGGATTTAGACTTAGTTTTGCTACCAAACAACAAGACGATTCTCTACAAATCATAGAACAGATATTACCATTTTTCCAACCATCATATAATGTGACAGTCAATATGTTAGAAGGAGTAGAAGAGAAGAGAGATATACCATTTACCTTGATGTCTACTACATTTACTGATGAGTATGAGGGTGACTTCTCTACTCGTAGGTTTATACAGTATGATCTAGACTTTATTTCTAAAACATATTTCTATCAGGAGGTTCCAACAGACGAGAACGGTATTATCAAGAAGGTACAAATCGATTACTCTACTGCTATACGAGCACCAAGAGAACAAAGATATACTGTTGTACCACAGGCAACTAAGGATTACAACGAAGATAAGACTGATAAACTTACAGAATCTATAGATGTGAAGAAGACTCTTGTAAAGGTCACGTCTGGTGCATCATTCTCTACAGGTGGTTATATACAGATTGGTAATGAAGTTATGCGTATCAAAGAGAAGGATCTGAACAACTTGGTGGTTGTCCGTGGTCAGTATGGAACTAAGATTGCAGAGCATAGCAATGGTGATATTATAAATCTTGTTAACGCAGTCGATTCTGACCTCATTGAAATGGGTGATTCCTTTGGATTCAGTGAGACTAGATCTTTCTTTGACGCAGATGGTCAAGAGTGGAGTCCTGCATTAGGAAATGACGTATGACAAAAGATTATGATCCGACTGACAGTGAGACAACCTCATTCAGTCCTATTGATGAAGCATTAGAAGTAAAAGCAACAGATGTTGTAAAAGAAGCAAAAGCAGTAAAGAGAGTAAAAAAAGATCAGACACCTAGAGATGATTTTGAATACTCTCGTGCACAGTTATACAATATTGTAGAGAAAGGACAAGAAGCAATGAATGGTATTCTTGATGTATGTCAAGATACTCAACACCCACGTGCTTATGAAGTTGCAGGACAATTGGTCAAAGCAGTAGGAGATGTAACTGACAAAATTATTGACCTACAAAGGAAAATGAAAGATTTAGAGAAGGAAGATAAACCAACACAAGTTACAAATAATTCTTTGTTTGTTGGTAGCACTGCTGACCTACAGAAGATGATCAAGAAAGGATTAGCAGGTGCACCACCCATACCTGTACCAGAACCTAAGACACCTAATATAGACTTATCATCTATAGATGTTGATAGGTCTCCATAAATAACAAAGAAGATAGAGAGTGCTATGGGCGACACCTACATAAAAACTGATAGAAACAAATATGGTCTTCCAAAAGGATTGAAGTCTTCTGGTGGCGGGAAGAAGGATGGAGGAATAAGTACAGATACTTTCAAAAAGATGAGAAATAATCTCACCATGAGTTTTGATTATGAAAATCTTGATGAACAAATCAGAAGAAATATAAAGAATCCTAAGTATAGAAATGCAGATGGGTCATTCAATAAAGAAAAGTATGATGCTGACAAGGGTGGTGTAGAAACAAAGAAAGGTGCTGGAAGACCACGTAATAAGGGTGGTGCAATTGTAAAATCCCAAAGTTCTTCTGTAACACCAGCAACAAAAAGTGAAATAGTAAAATCAGGTAAAGGTGAAATAACAAAAAGTAAAGGTGGAGATATAGTAAAATCTAAAGGTGGGCAACTTGCTAAGAAAGAGAAGAGCACTTCTAACAAGACAGAACCTGGCAAACCAAAAGATGATAAGATTAAACTTACCAAAAACAAACAAAGTTTAGGAGTAGGAAAGGTAATGAAAAAAGCAGGACCTTATGTCAAGGCAGCAGCAACAGTAGCAAAAGTTGCATACAAAGGT